TGAGCGAAGAATTGAACCTTGGAGGGGATCAGATTGCGTTCTCTCCGAGGGTCGGTAAGCAGGTCGAACGTCGAACTGTTACCCGATTGATGGGTCACGATAACGGGATGTTGCAACTCGAATGCCGGTAAGCATCCTCGAATCCATCGCAGAAACGCTCTACAATCGCTTAGAAGCGATGATAGGCGATTCCGTGACGTATCCGATCGATGTCCTAGAAGTTGTTCGTCCTACGCAGTACGGCAACTTCACCCCGTCCGATAGACAGATTGTTTTGACCTTAGGGCCAGAACAAAACATCCCTGAGTTTACTTGCCCAGGCAGCCCTCCAGCGGTTGCATGGGAAAGGATATTTAACATTCGATGCCACTTGGCAACATCGGAGCGAAACCCCGAAGCGATCGATTCCATTCTAAATGAATTCGCTGCGAATGTTAAAAAGTGCGTTTGCAGTCCAGCTAGTTCATGGCACACACTGGGCGGTTATGCGATCAAAGCAGATTGGGGAACGATTCAACCGTTCACCAGCACAGGGGGAATTGACGGAATCAATTTACCTTTGCGAGTTACCTATCGAGTCTCCGAAAACGATCCGTACACGCAGAGGTGACCCATGCTGCTTGATTTCACAGTCGATGAGGAAAAAGTCTTTGAGGCTCAGCAGAAGCTGCTTGACTTTGCTGACGGGATGGATCGAGCTTTTAACTCTGCCTTTGAAGATTCGGTATGGGAAAGCAAGGCTACTTCGACGCGCGAAGTAAAGACGATGATAAACATCGAGGAAGCAGAAGCGGAGATCGTAGAAGCGGTTCCATTCTTTGCCGACATTCGATTGGGTCGCGAAGTCAACTTGAAACTACTAGATCGATCAATTCCTATGCAGGCTTTCAAGGCAACCCAAACAGCAGAGGGCGTTGTCTTGCAACTCACAAGGGCTAACACTTCGCAAGTTTTCTACAAGTCGCACTTCGGGCCAAAAATCGCTAGGCTCGGCGGGAACATTTACCACAGGGCAGGAAAAAAGCGATTCCCGATCATCAAGGTTGCAGATATCAAGGTGTCGAAGATCGACGGCGTTCCGGAGACGTTCCGAGAATCGGTCAAAAAATACAGAGTGGCTATGGTTCAACGTCTGGAAAAAAAGAAAAAAGAACTCGTTCAAGAATACGGAAAGGGTGTCGCTTATGTTGCTACGCAAACTTAGTACGCTTGGGGCAAAGATTGAATCGACGGTTGGAACTGCGGCAACGCTTGCGGCGGCTGATTGTACAGTCAATGCCTACAATCTTCTGATTCAGCCTGAGTTTGAATTTGAGGAGCGGCAAGGGCAAGGTGGATTCGGTCGCTTAGCGTCGATCGCAGGGGCTCGCAGGGGTCGCGCAACATTCTCGATCGATCTTGCGTATGATGGCTCGACTGTTCCGGCATGGGCTGATTTATTCCTGCCTGCTTGCGGATTCATCAAGACTTCATCGACGTTTAAGCCAAAAACCCAGGTTCCCGACTCCGGAACTGACGTTAAGACGATCACCATTGCAGGATTCTTTAACGGCGTTCGTCGTCAGATTTACGGGGCGATGGGGACAGCCAGGATCTTACTACCTACTGGACGCATGGGCCGGATCGAATTTGACTTCCAAGGCATCTACGGCGATGAATCAGACGTTGCGATTCCATCATCGATCAATTACGTCAACACGCTCCCGCTACGCATTGCAGGCGGGGCTACAACGTGGAACTCGGTCAATCTGTGCTTGGAGTCGGCAACGATCGATCTTGGCAACGTGCTGACTGCTAGGGAATGCAGCACTTCGGTTGCAGGAATCGATAACTTTGTCGTGACGGATCGCAACATACGAATTACTGGCAACCCTGAATCGAAATTGATTGCGACTCAGGACAGATACTCTCAGTTCAGGGATTCCACGGAAGCCACACTTTCGTTTACAATCGATGGGCCATCGACTTCGACTTTGGTAATCTCTGCTCCAAAGGCTCAGATTGTCGCCAAGCCAATGGCAGAGCGTAACGGAATCATGATCGATCAATTGGAATGGCAAGCGAACAAAAACGTAGACGCTGCCGACGAAGAACTAAGCATCACTTTCAACCATGCAGCATAACACTTTTCCGGCAACGATCGACGGTTGCGAAATTGAGTTTCAGCTAAAGCGGCTGAAGTTTCGTGACCAAGAAGATGTGGTTTCGCTTATCGGTGCGATTAGTACCGATGGCAAGCATGAAGCGATCAAGGCGATCCGGCAAGCAATGAAAATTTGCTTGCAGGGATGGAACCTGGAAAAATCGATCGATCAATGGGACACAGAACTGGACATCGTTCAGGCTATCCAAGTGGTCAATCGATGCTTGCAAGGAAACACGCCAACGGAGACCGAAAGAAAAAAATCCGAGTAGCCGCATTCATCCGATGCGGCGAACTTTGCAAAAGCTGCTCTCGGCGGCGTTGTGAGTACGAACCAACAAAAGAGCAACCGGTTCAGGTTCCTTGCATTGATTGCGAGGGCTCTGGACTGGACGGAAAAACACCTTGCGAGGTTTGCGATGGAACTGGATTTTTCGATGTGGCCAAGTGCCCGAAAGATTATGTTGGTCATCGCGTATCGGTCGCTTCTAATTCGCTTGCGTACCTCGATAAAGGCATCCTTCCAGATGCCGGAGGTCTTAACGATCAGTCGGCATGGCTTGTTGCGACTTGGGACGCGCTGCAAGCAGATTGCCAACGCATCGAGGAAGAAAAGAGGCGTAAGTAATGGCTGATATTGAAGTCACACTCGGAGCGAAAAACGAAGCTTCGCAGGTACTAAAAAACTTCCAAGCGGAAGTGACAAGTACGGCTCAATCGATTGAATTTTCATTTCGCGGATTGGCTCAGTTAGCTGGAGCTACAGCGGCGGTCGTTGCTTTGGTTGAGGCTGGCAGAGCGTTGTTTACCTTTACCTCGGATTCGCTTGAAGCATTCGACAAAACGAACCGATCAGCGATCAAACTCAAAGAGACTCTTGAAGTCATCCCAGGTGCAGCGGTCGATGCTGCATCGGAATTGCGAAAGACGGCTGAATCGCTTGAAGGTGTAACAAACATCGACGCAGGCAAAATTCTCGAATCGATGACCGGGGCACTTAGGCGAGGTGCTAATCCTCAGCAGATCGACGAAATGGCGGAGGCGGCAATCGGTCTATCGAGAGTCTTTGATCGAGATTTGCAATCCTCGATGCGACTTGTCGAACAAGCAACCGAAGGAAACTTTGAAGCGTTTCGCGGTCTGATACCGGGGATCGATTCGCTTGCAAGCAACACCGAAAAACTAGCGGCGGTTGAAAAGCTAGCTGAAGCAGGATTGACCAACAAAGCAAAAGCAGCAAGGGACGCAATCGAAGCGGCTGACGCTCTTTCAATGAGCACGAACAAGCTTCTGAAAACAGTCGGAGAGTTGCTAGCTCCTATTCGAGATGTGGTCTATCGAGGGTTTACGATCTTCTTCGATTTTTTGACGAACCAAATGAATCCAGGTCTTGAATCGTTCGATGAAACGGTCAAGCAAGTCGAGCAGACAGTCGAAGGGTTCGCGATGTCGATTGCGACTTCATTCGTCACAGGGTTTACGATCGCAGAGACAGCGATTCAAAACTTCGGGGACATTCTCAAGCTAGCGATCGACTCGGCAACATTGCAGATAGTTCGATTGTCGCAGGATATCCCGCACTTGTTCCAAGGGATGCTAACGCAAGCGACCTACATTGCCGAGAACCTTGGCAACCTTACCCTCGATCTTGTTCGCGGTGATATTACCTTCGATGAAGCTTTGGGACGCTTGCCACCTATCGCAGAGCGAACCGTCACAGAGACAGAGATCGCATTGCAAAAAGCGATTGACGACGCGGCTGGAAATCTCGTTGAGGGGTACTCGGAGAAGCTAAAAGAGCGACTTGAACAACTGCGAAAAGGTTTCGACTTTCAAGCAGAGATCGACCTAAAAGAAAAACCAGGGTCGGGCAAAGGATTGCTTGACACGCTACGCGATTTGCAAGGCTTTGAATCCCGCGTCTTAACCAGGGGGCCAGGAACAAGCCCGATTGATAAGCTTGTTCAGAACACGGAAAAGACTAACGCTCTGCTTGGTAGCATCGATCAGACATTAAGCAGTCCGAGCGATACTCCAACCGATCAGGTGTTGCTTATGGAGGTCGTTCAGTAATGCTAAACGATAAGATTCACAGCGTTGACCTGATGTGGTCTAAGGCCGGTGGAGATATCAGCCTAACGGACAATTTCCGCAAAGCTAACGCAGCATTCCAAAGAGGATACCAAGTATTCACAACGCCCGATGCGACTGCTTACGATGTGGTTCAGGCTCCAGGGATTCCAGCGGCTGGTTCGTCATACGATCAAAACTTTATTGCTGTCTTTGCTGGTTCCGCGAAACCTCAACGCCAAAGCCCTACTTATTGGATAGTCACGGTTGATTACAATGGCGAAGTCGCTTTCGGGCCAGATGGCAACAACAGTAACCAAGTCAGAAATCCACTGTTCGCTAGAGCGGTTGTCGATTGGGACGACATCGAAGAAGAATTAGAAGTCGATGAGGATTACGATGGAAACCCTCTGGTAACGGCCAATGGCGAAGCTATTAACGGCATCCGAAGGTTGTTTTCGGATCAGACGGTAACGATCCAAAAAAATATGCTGATGTTCAATCCCTACATTCAAGCCAGATACAGGCAATCGGTCAACAGCGACATCTTTCTAGGATGGCCACCAGGAACCGGAAAGATGCAGAAGTTCCGAGCAAAACAAGTTGCTTCGCCTGATGTTCCCGGTGGCGGTTATTATCAAATTACGGCCGTGATTCGCTTTCGAGTCCCCTATCGAACAACACCGGAAAAAGCATGGCATTCTAGGATTAGACATGAAGGCTACTACAAGCGAATAGACCTACCAGGGCCACCAGTAAACGGCGTTCAGCCTTCGCAGATCATTCATGCAACCAAAGCCGGCCAGCCTGTTAGCAAGCCGGTGTTGCTCGATCAGAACGGCTACCAAGTTCCCGATGTCGATCCGCCAAACTTCCCCCAAGCTTTTTGGTTGGAGAAGAAACTTTACGAACCGCTTTCCTACAACGCTTTAGGCTTACTTCCATAGGACAAAAAAATGGCAACTTATACGAATGTTTTTTTAACCGTTCCTGATGGGCAGGTAACGAACCTCGACATCGCGGCAAATGCCAACATCGAGACAAGCAAGATCGCTCAGCGGGTCTTGGCCGAATCGGTCGTGCCTGTCGATGCGTTCAAGGTTTGGGACGCAGTGACTTCCAACCCCGTTTCAGCGGCAGCAAACGATGATCTAGGTCTAGTAACCGGAACATGGGGCACAAACCCAGTTCGGCTGACCGGTGGCGATATGAAAGCACTTGGGGCCACTACAAGGCGAATCTACTTTTCCGTGCCAATTCCGGCCAACTACGAAGATGGTGAAACGATCCAGATCCGAGTACGGGCCAAGATGGAGACTACTTTGGCCGATGTGAGTTGCACGGTTGACTTGGAATCCTACGTTGGATCAAGTGGTTCGCTTGGTTCGGATCTCGTTGCGACCTCGGCTCAGAGCATCAACAGCTTGACGGCGGCCAACTACGATTTCACCTTGAGCGGCTCAGGCGTGAACCCTGGAGACTTGATTGAGTGCCGGCTGTCGATAGCTTGCAATGATGCTGCGAGTGCTACAGCGGTCACGCCAGCGGTTTACAAAGTCTCTTTGCTCTGTGACACCAGGGGCTAAGCGTGGCCAAAGAGATCGGATACTACAGTCCAGAACTAGCTAAGCGGATCAAAGACAATTCGCTTGCATGGGAACGGGAGCGACAAACACCGCAACCGATTTTTCGTCAGACTGTCCCGAATCCGATCTACGTTCGCAACATCTCGGCTCATACGATCCCTAGATTCGGTTGTATGCAAGTCGTCGGAACCGAAGAAATCGACGGCCAGAACTTCTTGAAGGTTGATCGGCCATTCGACTACAGCGAATCGGTCATGGGCCTATTCTTGCTAAACGATACCGAAGCAATCAATCCGAATGAAATCGGCATGGCTCAATTCGGGCCAGTGTTCCGTGCGATCAAAGACACAGGAACGTTTACAGTCGGAACCAGGCTTAATCCTACTGCGGATTCCTTCAAACTTTCCAAGGGGCCATTGTTCGTTTACCTTGGCGATGACGACGTTGACGAGGACATCATCAAGGTTGAGCGTTGCGA